CGAACTTTGAGATTACTTACTGTTCACTGAATTAATTCCATCCCACTATTCGTGAAGAAATGTGGCGCATGGTCCCCTTTTTGGGAAGTAGTTGGGGCGAGAAGCCCCAACTAATCTACGAGTTCCACGCATTTCAGAGAGATGTAGATGCACTCGTGGAATCAGCTGATTACAAGACCCCTGAGCTAGATCTCACTGGGCTGGAATACGATCCACTCTCTGACGAGTTTTCGTTCCCTCCTACCCGTGAACCAGATCAGAAAGGGGTTTTGGGACCTGTAATTGGTGGTATCTTTGGCCTGTTGGTTGTCACGTCGCTTTTCCGCACGGTGATGACTGTACAGTGGCGCAAAACCGGGCGAGCGTTGTTAACGACTCAACTTGGCGCTGCACCTAAGCCCATCCACGACTACCGCCGTATTCGGTCCGCCTTCAACACGACCCCCGCTTTTCAGCCGGTCGCTTTGAAGAACCATTCCCATGGCCTCTCCGCCGCTAATAGACTTGGTGCCATCCAATTCATGAACGCCGTTTGCGTCGCTGTCGGTCTGACTCGTTATTCATTTCAGATGTCTAATAACGAACAGAACCTCAACGTACCTGGTGAACGCATGTATTATTGGGCCAAGGACGCCTCTGCGGAGCCTCAATTCGACGTGTGCCACAACTCCCATGTTGTCACATTGATCGATGTCGACTATTATGTCGATATGCCTGACCACCTCGCTTATGAAGCCAAACCCCACTTGCTTTACACTGTCCAACCTGAGACTGCCGGTAGAATTAATGGTGAATATTCCTATTCCTTTGATTCCGCCGGTCGCCTTAATTGGAAAGTGGCTGGTGGCGCTAGCTATACCCATTCAATTTGGAATTATGGAATTGATTGTTTTCTTGTCACACGTAAATTCTGCGGCTTACCTTACAAAGCCGTTATGTATGATGTGCAAGCTAGACGTCTTACCCCAGATAAACAAGTTGTTTTGCTCGCCCCCATTCGCATTTTTTATGGTTTGTCTGCCGTCATTGCTTGGTTTATGGCCCCAGCACTTGCCCGTCTCAACCCTGTTGTCGGCAAGTTTGCGAAGGTCGTTTGTTATGGCGTTGAGGGCAAGACCGTTTCTGTTGCTCCTCTTAATACAGAAACCTCTTGCACCATCCCCTCCAACGTGTTTGATTCGTTGCTCTCTACGCGCAACATCTCGCCACAGATGAAGTTGAATGCTTACCAGACTAAGTCGATGGTATCCCATGTACCTAAGGAAGCACTTGATGCCCATAAAGACATCATTGCCCCTTTCCTTACTGAATACTTGAATACCACCGTTGACCGAAATGTTGAGCCGATGCATATTGTTCCGACACCCCTCATGACGCAGGTTGCGTTCGACACTCCCGATCCTAGTGATAAGCCAGTGTTGACCGCTTTTGCTAAGCCGTTTGGTGTGCCGCCTGCGTTCGTTCCAGTTAAGAATAAAGCATCGTCTGATCAATCAATCATAGGCCGAGTGTTACTTCCGCGTGAGCAGGTCCAGACAATCCTTGGTGAATTCAAGATGACTCCACTCAAGCAGCAATGCATGGAGGAGTTTGTGCGCCGCCTCATTCCAGAGCCGCACCTTGCAATTCCCTACGATTTTCAGGCCGTTGCTGAAAAGCAGATCAAACCCGGGCAAAAGCGCGATTTGCTTGAGTCCGGTTTGTTGGGTGTTGTTGGACGCATCGTTAAGACATTTATGAAAGCCGAAGCTTATGGTAAGCCCACGGACCCGCGCAACATTTCCACGTTCAATGCCAAGACAAAGGTTGAATATGCCCATTACATCTATCCTCTCATGGATCATATGAAGCAATTCGCCTTTTATGCCTTTGGCAGGAC